CATAAGCTGTATTTTACCATTCCCGTTAGGTTTACGAGGGATTCTACACACTTCAGAGCGTAGCTTATCAAGCAATGGTATCTCACTCGATATGCTAATGATTGTTTCTGGATCAATATACTGGCCCTTTTCAACAGCCAACCAAGTGTTATAAAACCGTTGCGCAAGCTTCATGTAATACTGTGCGCGTTTATTGTAGAACGTATCAGCGTTAGTTTTTGGTTTATCTTTCGAGCCTAGGGAGTCCAAACCCTCGTAACGTTGGAGCTTGTCTTCAACTTCATTAGAGCCTCGATACATGCGCAGATCACATTTAATACCATCAAAGTTTTGACCTATTTGTCGCCTGAGTAGTGCGCCCATTCCGTCACCATCCCAAACAAACAGATCAGCATTACTTCTAATAGCTCTTGACGTAGCTTCGTCACATGCTTCATTACCGTTCTTAGCTTGGATCTCATCAACTTCAAAATAGTAGATACCTTTTCGGCAAGCATACCCTTTAGAATCGCCACCTTCATCGGCAGGGTCATGCGCCGCAACGGTTGCGCCTGTGGGTGTAATACCAAGCTTTTTATGGCTATCAATTGCCGCATCAAACCACGCCTTTTTAATGATTGCTCGTTCTACGGTTTCGTTGTAGTGACCGTTCCAGATATGGTCATATTCATCTTCACCGAGGTTATTCTTATCATCAGCCCGTTCTTGCTCTAGCTCAGGAGGGAACCAAGGGTTATCAGTGTAATTCACTTCAACAACCATGATCAGATCGTCTTCATATCGCCCACACCTAGCCAGTTCTGATTCCGCTCTAGATAGATACTTTTTAGCTATCGCATCTTCTCTTGAACTACGGTTCATTGTAATCCAGATCTCAGGCGGGTTTTCGTCATCGCTGAGGTTGTTCTTTACACTAGAGCGCACAGAGGGCGTTAAAACCCTAAGACTTTTCTCACTAACGCTTTCTCCCTCTTCAATCCATAGCCTGTTAATACCCGCGATAGATTTTAGACTGGTGATATTGCGCGCCAAGCCTTTGTAGAATATCTCGCCACCCGTAGACGAATAGATATTGTTGTTATTGATCGTGAAACCTTCAGCGCCTAGCCGGTCAATTTCTTGCTTAAGGCTTTCATGTACCGAGTCGTCAATAGAGTTCTGGAATTCACGCGTGCAGCATATCCGCTCGCCATGATCGGCAAGCATTAGCATGATATCACCTACGCCAATAGATTTACCCGAATTATGATTAACTATACCATTACTCAAATAATTATTAAAAATAGGTACAAAAAGATCATAGTAGTACTCCTCCCTTTCTTGAACAATACTTTCTACTTCTATATATTGTAGGTCGTGGTTACAACTAAGGAGATCACTGTATGAACCATCGTCAACGTCGCGCCGAAGAATGTCGAAAGCTGTTTGAAGGGTTTTCCCCAAACATTTCCGATAAGTGTAAAAATCCAGAAAAAATAAAGCAAGTTGCCGCGCTAGCTGCTGAAGGTTTTTACTCGAAAGAAATAGCAGAGAAATTGAATGTAAGCGCGAAATCAATTCAGAAAATTTTTCGTTATTACGACTTTCCCCGTCTTCACAATGTTGCGCCTCCTTTAAGAGAAGAGCGTATAGGCTGGAAAGGAGGTTTGAAAGTAATGAAGGGTTATGAATACTCAAGAACTCCAGGCCATCCGCATGGCTCAAAGTATGGATCATATGTGGCGGTTCATCGACTAGTCGTTGAAAAACATCTAAATAGGTATCTTTTACCGACTGAGGTTGTGGATCATATCGACGGGAATACCAGAAATAACAATATAGAAAACCTGAGAGTTTTTGAAAGCAATGCTGAACATCTTCGCGTAACGCTAAAGGGTAAGCGTCCGAACTGGAGCGAGGACGGGAAGAGGCGCATATCTGAAGCTGCGAGTCGCGCACGTCTAGCAGAGATCGCCAACCAAGAGGTGTTAAGAAACGATGCTGGTCAGTACATGACAAGGTCGAACCATCAGAAAAAGTAATGTCATAGATTTTTTCTTTTGTGTACCTTATGGGTTTTTCGGCGTAAGTCGTCGTTAAACCTAAATTTGAGGTACAGTAAAGCTCGCCGCCACCAAACTCATCTATTCGAACTTGGCCGCGCGGCGTATCTATAAGAGTGTCACCAGTTACACACCCCCTGCCACCGACCGCTATCTTGATCCGTTTAGGTTTGGATAGCAGCCAGCTAATCTTCTCAGGGATTCTTAGCTCGACATCACTCATCAGTGTTAGTTGTCACCGGCTGTACAGTCCATGCGTTTAACTGTTGGCCACCGCTTGTCACGTCCGTTTCGACTTTATCCGCATAACCATGACGCGCTAAAAGCATCTTGGTAATCGCTGGGTTGAACTCGTTACCTAAACCTTTGTCGATTAGTTCAACTTCTTGGAAGGTCTGTATATCCTCAAGGATTTTAGCTACTTCCTTCCTAGTTTTAGCCCAGTTATATAGCGTATGCCTGTTGAAACCGATATATTTGGCCAGTCCTGAAATGCTAGGAACCTTGTTTGGACAGTTCTCTATATATTCGCGCATCTGGGCTTTGATTTCATCGGTTAGGAAGTTACCGCCCATTTCTGTTGAAGTAGTTGGCATAAATCCCCCTTACCGAATATAAGCGAGACTTACCGTGGCATCACCTGTAATGACCGCTCTAATCTCGCATTCCGGAACAGTGATATTGAAATTGCTATCCGCTGTTTTTACTGAGTTCGCTATATCTGTGAACGCCGAACCATTCACAGACATTTGTAGGCGCGCATCCCCTGAAGACATGCGCATATCCACGTTTTTAACGCCTGGTGAAACACTTGTTGATCTGTTGTTAATTAATTCTGACATGCTTTAAACCTCGCTTACTATGTCGCTTACTATGTCGCTTACTATATCACTAACTATGACGCTAGACGAACTACCGCCGCCAGCTGAGAATGTTATCGTGTCGTTAACGTCTACCGTTCCTGTACTATCTATACGATAGAAGTTAGCTGTACTCGTAACACTTGGCGTACCACTCAATATCCAATAGCCTTGAGCATCAACCGTTAGCGTTATGCTAGCATCACCTGTTAGGTTAGTATCATATACCCACTGATCTCCTGTAGCAGCTGGGCTACCTGCGTAAGTCTCACCTAGTGTGCCTGCTGTATTAACAGGGCTAGATAGATCTGTGTAGGTTTGTCCTGCTACTGGCAGATAAGGAACGTTACCACTTGTTACACTCTGTGCATTCCAACTATCATCTAAATTTCTAACTGTTACGTCAGCGTTTGCAGTGAAGTCCGTATCACTTAACCTCTCCCCAGAAAAAGTTATGTCACCATAAACAAGAGTACTTACTTCTGCATCTTGCCCGTTCGCGAGTAGTATTTGGCTACTAAAGAAGGCATCGGATATATCACAACTTAGAACGTAAGCACTTGTGGTATTTACATCATGTATTGTCTTACTACCACCTTTATACGTACCACCTACCCTTAGCACCTTAGATGTGTTATGAGCCGTAGATGCGTTGTCTGTCGTAGATGATCCGGGATAAGCAATAATACACTCAGACTCGACAACGATAGCATTGTTCCTAATGTCCACGCAATCCGCTGTAGCGCCGACCACTTCTGCACCAAAAAGAACTGCGTTTCCTGAGCCTGTGATAGATAGCGTGGTATCTGCCCCACCGGCTATGACACATTGATCTAAAATCAGCCTAGTGCCACTGAAATCAAGAACTTTTAGTGCATTACTGGCCATAGATATGTTCGAGCCGATATAAACATCACCCGTTGTATCTATAACAAAGCTCCCAGCGTCTGAGGTTCTCCACGCTAAAATACTCCCGGCTGCAACTAAATCAGGCAGAGTGTCTACTGTCCCCGTGGAAAAATTAGAAGATGTGCCGCCATGAAATACAGACATGACTCCATCTGTTTGGTAATTCTGAGCTATTGTATTACTTGAAGCATCTGCCGAGGCACTAACGCCTGAAACTTTTACACCATCTGTTCTAAAGTAACTAGCAAACACCGAGCCTATTGCGTCAACATTCCACAATGTCCCCGCTGGATCTATCTGAGCCGTGGTTAGATCATTGAATGTTCCTATATAAACCTTATCCGAGGCTGAGTTAGTAACGAAGGCCACTTTCTTGTTTATTGTATTGGTTGGCATGTCGTAAACGCCGCCAAACATTACAATTACATCTAGATTGGTAGCTTCTACTACAGCCTTGTCTATAGTCAAGTAGGGTGCACCGCTTGAGCCGTTACCTGTAGTGTCACTTCCTGTAGGCGATATATAAATACTTACGCCTGTGTACTCACTAAAGAAATCTGAAGCAGTTTCCAGAATTGAATACCCTGACTCGCTCCTTTGGAGTGTTACTAAGTAGTTGTCATCAAGAGAAAGATCATCCACTTCATGATAAAGCGGATAGCCCGTTGCACTGAATAGCTTAGCTGTCGTTCTAGGGAACGTATAGTTAAGCGTGTAAGGATCTGAGCCGCTAACACTATCCACTGTAGCTGCTGACCCTAGGTCATCATCAAACTTAACTTCTGTATTACCAGTTGTTGGTGCTGTAGCTGGTGTAGATACTTGAGAGCTTTCCTGTGTCTGACTGTTAATGTCAGCAGGTGTTGAGTCT